CAAAAGGAACAAGTAGTAAAAAAGCAAAAAGAAAATTTGGTATGCCTAAACTTGCTGAAATTATAGGGTGCTCTACAAAAACAGTATCCACTCTGTTTAATTGGATAGGTATAAAAGAAGCAACAACAGAAGAAGCAAAAGAATCTATTGGAGAAATTACAGAATATGGAAGTGATAGGTATTTTGTAAAAGTAAATGCTGTAGTGCAAGGTCAACCAGTTGAAAAAACAATAACGGTAGATGGCCCAACACTTAGAAACAAAAAATTATTTTATGATGCTGTAATTAGTAAAGCATCTGTTTGGATTCCAGAAATGAAACCTGCAGATTTTGAAGAGATTATGCGTAGAAAGTATGAAGCAAGAGAAAAATCAAAAGACTATGTTGAAGATGCAGAAGAAGATTTAAGATTTGTTAAACATTTTAAAAATTATATTTCAGAGGAGAAAGCATATACCAATAAAAAGGAATTGGCTTACTTTGGTATGCCGTATTTTAGTCAAGAGAAAAATACTTTAGAATTTAATTTAGATAAGTTTGAAGATTATCTACATAAACAAAAAGTAAATTTACCTAGAGTTGATTTAGTCATTAAAGTTCAAAGGGTATTAAAAGCAAAAAAGAATCACGGTAAATTTGAAAGTAAGTCTTGTGTGTCTTGGAAAATATTTGACCAGGAAATGGATAAAGACGATTTAATAATTGACGGAGAATATAAGGAGTTGCCAGATGAAACTACGTCCTAAACCCAAATTTATATCAGGTCCCCCAGGGACAGGGAAAACCACAAGATTTTTAACAGGTAAATACTTAGATTTATTAAAGAATTTTACTCATGATAGAATTATAGTTTTATCTCATACCAATGTTGCAGCAGAAGAAATTAGAGATGCAATATTAAAATTACCAGAAATAAAAGAAAAAGGTCTTACGAAGAAATCTTTAAAATATAAAATATGTACCATACATAGTTTTTGTAAAAATAGATTGGTAGGTAGAAAAGAAGTATTTAGTTATGCAGACCATATTAATTTATCACGACAAGACTCTATGTTTAAACTTCAAAGAGTTAATGAACCAGAGTTTAATAGCGATAAACATAAATTTTATAGATATTTAGCTGATGCACATGGTAGAGGAAAAACCTTAACAGAGCATTGGAGAGAGTGCGATAAAGCTTCTTATAAACCTTATAGTTTAAATGTAATAGCGCAGATGAAAAAAATATATGAAGATTATAAAGAAGATAATCATGTATGTGATTATGCTGATATGATACAGGACTTTATTGATAAAGCAGTTGAGCCTGACATAGACGCATTAATTGTTGACGAAGCACAAGATAGTAACGTTCCACAAAGAGAAGCCCTTGATAAAATGGCAACTAGAGCAAGAGAATATTATTTTGTTGGAGATGCAGATCAAACTATATTTGAATTTGCAGGTTCTGATGCAGACTACTATCATAGACTATCAAAAGAAGCAGAAGAATTAGATCAAGGTCTTAGATGCGGTAAAACAATAAATGAATTATGTAAACAGATTATAAAACCTATTTGGGATCACTATGGTTATCAAAGAATATGGAAACCTGCGGAAGGTATAATTGGTAAACACTATCATCTACCTAGCTTACAAACTAATTGTAGCGCTATGCAGACATTATTAGAAAAAATTAAAAATACTGATGAGACTTTTTTATTTACATATAGGGGGACTCCTTCTGATTCTTGGGTAAAGAAATTTTTCAAGCAACATGGTATAGAGTTCGCACATGTAGGGAACACGGCCCACGTGCCAAAAAAAGAAATACGATGTCATAAACTATGGCCTGAATTTACTGAAGGAAAACCTGTGCCTTTAAAGCAGATAAAAGATTTTTGGGATTATATGGGTAGTAAAGTAATTGTACGGGGTAAAGGAGAAGCAACTTTTGAAGATTGGATTAAAAAAGATTATTCAATAGATGATTTAATCAATAAAGAATACTTAAAACCTACCTCTACAAATGAAACAGATTTTTCTTTAATAAGAACTAAGACAGACCCCAATAGAATTATTTATATTAAGAAAATTTTACAAAGAGGTTTTGATTTAGAAGGCGACGTCAGAGTTAAATATGCAAATATACATACAGTAAAAGGTCTTACATTTGACAATGTCATTGTAGATTTAACAGCAACAAGATTAGAAAAATATTTTACACAGTTAAGATTAAAATATGTAGCTTACAGTAGAGGAAGAGTAGACTGCTGGACAGTTGCATCACAAGGAAAATATATACTAGGAGGCAGATAATGAATGATAAGATATATAAAAAACAGGTAGGTGGGACTCACTATAAATCTATGGCGATTCAACCTTCAGAATTTATTAACAGAAATAATATTCCGTTCGCTGAAGGAAATGCAATTAAATATTTATGTAGGCACAAACAGAAAAATCAAAAAGAAGATTTATTAAAAGCAAAACATTATATTGACATGGCTATTGATAGAGATTATCCTGAAGAAGTGAAAGAAGAAGAAGTGAAAGAAAAAAAGAATTCGTGGGGGATAGTTAAATAATGTGTAATACTCCAGAAGATTTAGATTTAAAAGGTATTGATACTGTTGCTGTTGATATAGAAACATACGATCCAAACTTAAAAACAAAAGGATTAGGTGCTATCAGAAATGATGGTTTTATTTGTGGTATTGCTGTTGCTACAGGTAAAGATACTTCTTATTTCCCATTACATCACTCAGATACAGAACTTACCATGGGTAAAAAACTAAAGATATGGAAGGTTTTAAACGAAAAAATATTTCAAAACGAAAAAATTACAAAGGTATTTCATAATGCAATGTACGATGTTTGTTGGATTAGAGCTGTTACAGGCTCTATGATAAAAGGTAGGATTGTAGATACTATGATAGCTGCCTCCGTTATTGATGAGAATAGATTTAGATACTCTTTAGATGCTTTAAGTAAAGATTACATTGGTGATTCAAAATATAAATATGATTTACAGAAGAAAACTTTAGAATGGTCTGGTGGTATGGTGAAAGACCCTATGTCTAATATGCACAAACTACCTTCATCCATTGTAAAAGATTATGCAAAACAAGACGTAGATTTAACTTTTAAATTATGGAATTTATTTAATAAAAAATTAGACGAAGTATTATACACTAAAGAAGACGGAGAGCAAAAAACTTGTAGAAAAATATTTGAATTAGAAACAAAATTATTTCCTTGTTTAGTTGACATGAAATTTAAGGGAGTTAAAATAGATGTCCAAAAAGCTAAAAAGTTTGGCGAGCACCTTAAGAAACGAAGAGACCAAATCGTAACTGCAATCAGAAAAAGAACAACTAAAAAAGTAGATATATGGGCAGCAGCCTCTATTAAAATTTTATTAGATCATCTGGATATAAAAGATTACAAAGTTACACCTAAATCTAAAATGCCACAACTCCCGAAAGATTATTTAAAAACACACAGTAATAAATGTTTACGTATGATTGCAAAAGCAAGAGAATACGACAAAGCTGCAAATACTTTTGTAGATGGTCTATTAGATTATGTACACAATGACAGAATACATGCTGACATAAATCAAATTAGATCGGATCAAGGAGGAACAGTTACTGGAAGATTTTCAATGTCAAATCCTAATTTACAACAGATTCCAGCACGAGGATTCATGGGTAAAAAGATGAGAGAAATGTTTTTACCAGAAGAAGGACACGATTGGACAAGTCTTGACTACTCGCAACAAGAACCACGGATCGTGGTCCACTACGCTATTAAGTTAGGCTTACCAGGAACAGACGAATTACATAAAGAGTTTGATAAAGAAGATGCAGACTTTCATCAGATTGTTGCTGACATGGCAAAAATTTCCAGAACACAAGCTAAAACAATTAATTTAGGTTTATTCTATGGTATGGGTAAATTAAAATTACAAAAAGAACTAGGTTTAGACAGAGTAAACGCAAGAAAGTTATTTGATGAATATCATAACAAGGTGCCATTCGTAAGACAGCTCTCCCAGGACCTTATTCAATTTGCAAAAGATAATAGATTATTATTTACTTTACATGATAGATTCTGCAGATTTAATAAATGGGAAACTACTGATAGAGAATGGAATCCAGAGACAAATAGATTTAATGAAGTACCACTGTACACGGAACAAGAAGCGAGACAAGCTTTTAAGGCTGAGATTCTAGAGAAATATAAAGAGAATAAAGTAGACAAAGACTATATGGACCACTTTGAAAAATATTATACGCCTGCATTTACTTACAAAGCTTTAAACAGGTTAATTCAAGGGTCCGCAGCAGACATGACAAAGAAAGCTATGGTAGATTTATATGAGAGAGGCATCATACCGCACATACAAATACATGACGAGCTTTGTTTATCAATTAAATCAGAGGAAGATATACAGACAGTTAAAGAGGTAATGGAGAATACTATAATACTTGAAATTAAAAATAAAGTTAACTATAAAAAAGGTAAAAATTGGGGTATAATAAAATAAAAAATGGAGGGAACTATGGAAAAAGTTACAAAAGAAGCTAAGAGAATATGGAACTTAGCAATAGGCAACAAAAAAGCTACAGCTGT